TGCTTTCTCGTTAGATACTTGCAGAGTGTACTCTGTAAGCATTTGATGTTTCTCACTATCACCAGATTTAGCCAAAAGATTTGACTCAAATGGTCGTAGTGTAGCAATAGATGCCATAGTTGGGTCAAGCACTAGAGCTTGTTCACCTGTACCAGCTCCTGTGTCTGGAGTCATAAATCTGTCAGGTACAACAGATAAAGTACCAAAGTCTGACATATAAACATCAGCAGCACCTACAATAGTAGTTTGCTTATCTGATGGAGCCATGTAACGCTGTGCTGCAATACCTGCAAATCCTGATACTGCTTGTTTTTGTGTAGGTGGAACAACCAATAAAGTTGGGTTACCACCTTGTTCAAAAACTTTTTTAACACATTCTTTTAGTTTATCTTCGCCAAAAGCTAAAGGAGTTCCTTTAGTACGAGTAGCAGTTCCGTTACCACCTACAGGACCTGCTGGAGAACCTGCTGTAGCTTCTGTGACATAGTTAGTTAATAACCATGTTTGGATAGAACCAAGTAATCTTGCTGTTGAAGCATTACCTGCACTTTGAGCTACATTACCAAGAATGGTTTTTTCCATATCTCGTTTTAGCTCTTGTCCTGCTTTAGCTAATTGATAAGCTGTTTCTGTCTTACGACCTGCTTTATCAACTGCATCAAGAGTACCAGAAATATGTACTGTTTTACCTTGAATTTGTGTTCTGTTACCTACACGAACTGTAGGAGTATCAGAAGCACCTGAAGCATCAGCACCCTCTACAAGACCACCTGCACTAGCTGCTGCTAATGTATCAGTTTGCCATTCGTGGTATGTTGCTGTTGCTTTTGTTTTACCAATAGATGAAACTACTGGTGTTTCTGTTGGTGCAATGTTGAAGATAGTATTGCTTAAATCTTCTCTTTGACCAATCGCTGTATAAGTTCTAAATTCTGCCATTGTTTTTCCTTAAATAAAGTTTTCAAAAATAGCTGCTGCATCTCTGGCTGAACCAGTTTGCTGTAGCCGTTTCATTTGTTTTTTCTGTATATCGGTTACATTCTGCTTTACTTTAGCTCCAGACTTTACAGTCTTTGGTGCTTTAGCGACTTTTTTCTTAACACCAGCTTTACCTGCCATTAATTTGTCGTACTGTGCTGCTTTATGTAATACCAATACATGGCGAGAGTCATAGACTTGTGATAATTCCTCGTCTGTGAAACCAACCTTTTTTCCGTAGCTACGAATGTCGTTTCTGACTTGTTCGCCTTTCGTTTTGTCTGAAAACTCTGGTAAGGATTCTGCTAGTTTAATTTGTTCCTGTTCTACAAACTTTTGCATTTGTGCTTGAGATTCCGTTTGTTGCTCTTGAGCAAGACGAGCTCTTTCAGCTTGTATAGTTTGTAATTGTTCTTTTTTTTCGGTCATTTCTGCGACCTTAACTGCATATCCTACTGGGTCGTTCTCTTTCATTGCTGCTAATTCTGCTGGATTGTCATTTTGTCCATTTAAGAATTGTTCTATTGCTTGTAGCTTTGATGAGTAATCATCTCTAACTTTTCTAGCTTCAATAATAGCTTTAGCTTCCTGCTCAATGACTTTACGCTGTTCGGCTACTTCTTGAGTCTTTTTAGTATAATCAGAGCCGAGTTGATAAGATTTCTTTAGCTCATCAAGGGTAACTTCTTTTTCTTCACCTGCTGCTTTAATGGTGAAAGTTTGTTCTTCCTCAACTTCTTCAGGTTCTTCAACTTCGGATTCTTCTTCAGCTTCAACTTCTTCTTCGGCTTCTACTTCCACCTCTGGTTCAGTTTCTTCTTCAGTTTCCTCTACTTCTTCTACTTCTTCGGTTTGTTCTTCTACAACTTCTGGTTGTTCCTGTGTGGAGTCCTCTGGTGCAGATAACATACCTTCAATAGCTGAAGCTGCATCTGTTACTGTTAGATTTCCACTTTCCGTTGTATCGGAAGTCATGGTGTCATCACTCATTTTATTTCCTTATGCCATCTCGGTGTGGCTATCCCATACAGGCTAAATGCCTATATTATTTTCCATGCCTTGTCTTTAATCTCATCATCTTTTGCGATAGATTCAAAACGAGCCATGAGTTCGTTAATAGTTCTGATTCTGACATAAGCTGCTTCTCTTACACTTGATTCATCATCATCAGAGTTAATAATTAGGTCTGTTAATTCTTTTTTCATTGCTTCTACTTCGTCTAGTAATTCTTGGCTTTGTAGAAGGTTTCTAAATGCTTCTGATTTGTTCATAGTTTAGGTGTTGTTATATTTTGTATTTTTTCTAAAGAATTTATAATTTCTGAAGTTTTGCTTATATCTGTTTTCTGTTTGTCGTTAGCTGACTTTTGTGCTAATTCTAACTCACGCAATGCCATCTCTTTTTCAAACTCCATTTTTTCTTGCTGAAGTTCTAACATTTCTTTCTGCATTTTAAGTTCTGTTTGCTGTTTCTCTAATTCTAGTTTAGCCATTTGCTCTTGCATCTTCATCTGTGCTTTTTCTCTTTCTACTTCTGCTAAAATCATTGCAGCTTTAGTATTACTATCTTCTTGTTTAGGAGCTTGGGCAGCAGCTTGAGCCATTTGCATTGCTTGTTCTTCTGATATTTCCATTAAGAACTGACTATCATCTTTGAACCCAGCCATATTAACAAACCTTGCTAGTGTATCTCTGTATTGTTTAATATTAACTAACGGGTTGTTTAAACCATATCCTTTAATTACTTCTTCTTGTTTAGCAAGAATCATTTGCATAGTTGCTAGTTGTTCTTGTTTACCACCTGTACCTAATCCAACATTTACAGTAATGTTATATTCTGTGTCCCATTCTCTAGGATTCATAGGAACAAAAGAGTTGTTAATTTTAATTATTCTTTCTTTGTCTTGATACTTACAGACTAATGCCAAAATACCTCTAAACAATGTACTTACACCTGTGTCTGCAAATACACGAGCTATTAACTCTAACTTACCTTGTGATGCAGATGTCATAGCACTAACTGCTGTAGCTGTAACATTTTGTAAAAGATTAGGGTCAAGACCTTGTTGTGCATCTGACACACCGCTTCGTTTTGCTTGAATACCATCTAGGTATTCCAACATAGGAAATGATTGTGCTGCACTACTTTGTACTGTCATAGGTACTAACGCATTAGGGTTCTTAATACGAATAACACCACCTGCTGTAGATGTTAGTAAGTCATCAAGATTAACCTGTCCCTCTACTGCTCCTACACGATAGTTGTTAGTTAAGTATAAGTTATCTAGCATTTGTCTAGTAACTGTAGACTTAATTAATTGTAGGTCTATTGCTCTGTCTGCTAAAGATTGTCCAAAAAATTTATGTGGGATTTGAATAGGACAAACACTGTGAAAAGGAACATAATCACATTCCTCACTCATTAATACTTCATTACCTGCATAGCAAACTCTGTGAAGCTCTGCTATACCATCTTTATCTAAATCTGTTTTTACATAACACTCGTAATATTCAACCAATTCCATTGATTCATCATTAGAGTCATTAGTATTAAAAGGTTGCTCACCTGCACCATATCTCGCTACCCTCTCTGGTGTAAAATCTAATGTATCACCCATAGGTAATGTTTCAACAACTTTTGGGTCATACCCCATTGCTATTAAATCTGAACGAGTTACTAAACTTCTTTGTGCTACAAAATCAGAATCTTCTATTGTTGTTGCTCTTTTATCAATTAAAAATTCTTCTGGAGCTACATTTTCTATTTTTATTTTAGAGTAATCTTTTGTGCGTTTACATTTTATATTGTAGTAAATATTTACAATAGGTGGTACTTCCATCATAACTGGCTCACCTACTTCGTTCATCATAGGCTGACCTGTCATTGGGTCTACTGCTGGTTGTGGGTTTTGCTCTATAACTTCTTCTACTTCTTCTTGCTCAACGATTTCTACTTCCTCGTCTTGCATAATCATAGTTAATTCATCTTCAGTCAGATTTTGATACTTTTCTGTTGTTGTGTTTTTCTTATCATTCCAATAGGCTTTTACAACACCTACTTTTTGCAACAGTGCATCTTTAAACCAATCGTGCATGATTTCAAAGCCATTGTTGTCTTTGTAGAATATATGATTAGCATAGGCAGTCATTTGTTCTGCTAAAGCACCATCACCTTGATTAACTGGCTCAAACTCTACAGCTTTATTACTGCTAGTAAAGACTTTCATAATTTGTGGTAATGCACCATCTACTACTTCAGCAACTTCACCAGTCACTATTTGTGAGCGACCTTCTACTTCATTGCCGTAAGGTTCACGCAAGTAATATTCCAATGCTGTTTGTCTGTCTTGAGATGTTTCAGTCTCTATAAAACCTAATGAGTCGTTAATATGCGAATCTATTAGGTTAGCAAGTTCTACATTATCTTCCTTGCTATTCATATTTTCTTTATCGTATGCCATTTATACTATCCATGAAGTGTTTATCTCTAGTGGTTTTGTCCATGCTTCCATAGGAGACTCATCCATACCGACTGCTAGGTATCTAAACGCATCTGATGCGTGTGATGCCCAGTCATGAAAAGGTCTGTCATGAAATACATTTCTTTTTTCATCAAATACTCTACGATAGTTTCG